GGGTCTGACCGATCATTGCCATGATGCTTGGGTCTTGCATCATTGCCATGTGGGTGGCAATGTGGGCATCATGATCCTGATAAATGAAGGCTTTTGTTGGCTTTCCGGTCAGGAAACTCATGTTTTCGCTGATAGGATCACGTGGTTTCTGGTCTTCTTCCAGAGGCACAAGCTTGTCTGCGTTTTTGATGCCAAGCACCTCAAGCATCTGCCTGTGGAGATGGGGCAGGTCATAGATTTGCGGTGCGCCTTGGGCAAGCTGGAGGGCTGCTTGGTACTGCATGATCCGTTGCGCCATCGTGGCGGCGTTCGGATCGCTGACCGGGATCACCTCTACCAAGTCGTAATCGGACTGCTTTGCTTCGCGGTCTGCTCCTGCCGGGATGTAGGAATAGTCCGGCGGCATGAAGTCACGAATGATCTTCTTGAGCAGTTTAAATTCCATCCGCAGGGCAGAATGGACACGGGCCTGCACCGCAGACATCGTTTTAAGCTGCCTCTCAAGGATGGCTAGGGTTGTGCCGACCGGGGCTTGAGCGCTCATGTCGCTGATCTTTAGATCTGCGATACCCGCCAGACGCCGACCATCTTCTGTGATTTTGTCCAGAAGAGCAGACAGAACCTGACTTGGCTCCTTGTAGGGAAGTGCCATGATGTTGTCGCGCACACTCCCCGACGGCACATCAACATCCCTGAATTCGCCGGGAGCGATAGGGGTGTCATCTCCTTTGATACGCAGTCCACGGGTCTTCAATCCACCGGGCAGGTTGGACAGGGTTCCTGCGTCAACAAGCTGCCTGATGATTGCTGTGCCGGCACGGGCGTAACCACCGATGATGTGGATGTAGCCCAAGCCATAAGCGCCGAAGCCGGGGATGTAGGTGTACTGGACGAAATGTTGACGCTTTAAACAGCGCTCATCGCCCTCTTCCCAGTTACGCCGGATCGCCAGAACCTTGGTGGTTCCACGATCAATGGTGATGATGTAAGGCTTGGCAACGTCACCCTCTTCGCCTTCCAGATTCCAATCCACATGGATCTCAAGGATCTGGTAACGATCATCATCGGTAAGGGAATACCCTTGCTCTTCTGCCTTTTTCTTCTCGATGTCGGTGAAGATTTGCACTGGATCGCCAAGATCCATTTCGCGGTAGAAGCGTTCTGCCTGAAGTTTGATCAGATCATTCTTGGTCTTACGCATCACATGGGTGACGCGCTCGGCGCTGTAAATGTTGCTGGCCCCGTAGGGCATGATGATGTCTTCAGCCGGGATGAAAGGGGCTACCTGCCGGCCAATGGATGGGTCGTAGTAGACCTTTTTAAACGCAGCGCCAGACAGGCCCAGCGAATAGAGCATACGCTCATGTTCCGGCCTGTACTCAATCATCTCTTCGGTCAGGCGGTAGTTCATGTCATCACGAACCCGCTCTGCTGCCTCTTCATTGAGTTTGGTTACTTCACCGATGATCTGAGTCTTCACCGGGCCTTGCGCCGGGAAGGTTTCGGTGATCATCTCCGACTGGAAACGGATGGCAGCTTCGGTCAAGATGGGGCTGTAAACGCCACAAGCACCCAGCCAAGGTTCTGCCCTCTCTTCATACTTCATCCCAAGGACTTCCAGCCCTTTGACGAACATGTCGGACCAGTCTTTACGGGAGTTAATGTCAGCATCAACCAGCCCGATAAGCTCTGAGGCGATGTTGGAAAGCTCACCTTCATCCATGCTTTCAGCCAAATTGGCGTCAAACTCATCTGAAAACTCAGAAGATGGCTCAAGTTCAATCTCAAGGCCATCAATTCCAATGCTTACGGCCTCTGGATCTTCAATTTCAATCTCAATGACCGGCTCATCGGTCATCAGTTCAGGTTCAATGGGGGACAAAGCGGAATCAAAGTTCGTTGCCATGACAGTCCTCAGTAATATTCAACACGGCGTCTATAAAACGGTTTTTCATCATCGTCATCATCTGATTCGATGGAGATAAAACCACCCTGCCGGAACCTCATCAGGGCTTGGGAGGAGGAGTCAACAAGGTCATCATGGTCCCCGTTGGGGAAAGATGCCATTTCCTCCACCACTTCCTCTGCAAATCGCGTTTCCGGCCTCCAAACCACCCCGGAAGCAAACAAATCCGCGATGGAGTTAACCCTTGCAATCTTGTCCTGCCCCTTGTATGGGGTGTATTCAGACAACGGAATACCCATCTTTCTCAGTTCGTAGATCAAAGGCGATCCAGCAGCCCGTTTTTCCACAATTAAGGTGTCAGGGTTCCAGTATTTCCACAGATCATAAGCCTTTGCCTTCAAATCAGGAAACTCCATTCGCTCCTTGAAGGCATCCAAAAGGATGATGTTGGGCTTGTTGACGCCTTTTTCGTTGGTTTTGTAGAAAACACCCCACGTTGTACAGGCCGAGAAGTCGGCCCGGTTGTGCTTTTCAAAGGCTGTATCCCAACTCTGAATGACATACTCACATTCCGGAGGATCTTCATCAGGCCAGATCTTCCACTGGTCCCTTTTGACAATCGCACCCTCTTCAGATGTTGGGTTTTGTTGGTACTGAGCCTCCCACTTACCAACCGGGATCTCAGCTTTGATGGCCTCCAGCTCTGTCTTCTTCCAGAATCCGGGCCACAAAGGATTGCCCGAAGGCAGGATGGCAGGAAACTCAATGACTTCCCAGTCATCGGTTCCATCCTTACTGGAATTCTTGAGGATCTGCCCTGTTAAATCTCTCTTGGACCACCGGGTCATCACGATGATGATCGCTCCGCCCGGCTGAAGACGCTGACGAGGACCGGAGGTGTACCACTCATACACCCCGTCATAGACCGCAGGATTGCCCTGCTTTGCCTCCTGCTCAGAATGCGGGTCGTCAATGATCAAGACATCCGCACCCTTGCCCGTTACGGCTCCACCAACACCAATAGCAAAGTAATCCCCACCCTGCTCAGTATTCCACCGTCCGGCTGCCTTTGAATCAGATGAAAGCTTGGTCTGGAAAACCTTCTGGTAATGCTCCGACTGAACCAGATTACGCACCTTCCGGCCAAAGCCGACGGCCAACTCAGCTGTGTGGGCAGTCTGAATAATCTTCTTCTGAGGGAAACGCCCAAGAAACCAAGCCGGCAACAGGTAAGAAGCAAACTCACTCTTTGTGTGCCGAGGAGGCATGTTGATGATTAACCTCTTCAACTCCCCCTTGGCAACCCTCTCAAAAGCATCTGCCATGATCTTGTGATGCTGGCCAGAAATAAACACAGGCCACATCTGCTGCACAAAGAACAAAAATGACTCCTTGCACCGCTCAACCCTATCTAACTCCAACAACTGATGAATCTTCTTCCTCTGCTCAGGTGAAGCAGAACTCACAGCACCCAAGTACCGTCCAAGCTCCTGTTGGGACAAAAGACTCATAGAGAACTAATCTCCATCACAGACCGATCAACAACCTTAATCCCACGCACCCTCCGTGGACGAATCTGAAGCAACCCCTCCTGCTCCAACCTCCAAACAATCCGGTGCATGTTCGACCTCGACCTCATCCCCAATCCCTTCGCCATCACCTCATACGACGGCGTAACGGAATGAATCTTCTGGTAAGCCTTGATGAACTTCAAGACCAAATCCCACTTGTCCGTCATCTTTGCTTTTGGCCTACCCATACATCTACCCACCTGTGCAACTCAGCAGCCCGAATCAATAACTCCGTCACCGCTTCCTTAGCCTTCTCAGGCTTCTGGTTAATGATCGCGTAATGAACATCCTTCAACGCCTTCTCAGCCATCATGGCCGGATACGCATAATCACCAATGCTCTCTTTCATTGTAGTCCTCATTTAAACGAACACAGTATAAACGCTTGTTCGCACATTCACATCTAAATTTTTTATATACCCCCCGGTGGCTTGGAATGGGAATTGATGGGGGGTGGTTTCTGATGAGGAGGGGAGTGTGTGTGTGGATTAGAGCGTATACGAATGCGGGGCCGTCACGCGCAATATGCCCTCTCCCCCCTCCGGTGGGGTCGTCGTCCTGCCGTTTAAACGCACCGCCACCCTTGGTTAGTGACCACTCACTTACGCTGCAAGCCTCATGATGCCTTGGTCCTGCTGTTGGACACAAGCTTTAAATGCCCGGCCAACTGCTCACGAAGTTGCTCTGCCGTCAGTGGCTTGTCTGCCTCGGCCTGCTGCTCACGATACATACCTGCTGCCCTGCCAAGTAGTTCTAAGGCACGGAGTCGAGTGCCTTCCTGTTTGCCGGCTTTGCTCAGAGCCACCAATGCCCTGTTCACATACCTGATCTGCGCCGCCCTGTCATCTGCCAGAGCCTCGGCTGTTTCGTCCCATCCCGTTTGGATCATCTGTTTGATCCTTGGGTCTTTGCTGAGCCTGTGGGCGCAGGCACTGATCGTTGCGTCTGCGCCCTTGGCGTTGGGGTATGCGTCTCTGTAAGCCTGTCGTCTGCTCTTTCCCTCTATAACACCCTGAGCAAACCTGATCATTGCAGGTGTTAGTGGTCTGCCTCTTGGTGTATCTGATCCTACTGGCTGGCCATCTACTCTTACTCTTGGTGCGTCTGCGGCTGCTGCTGCCTGCCCGGCTTCGCCTAAGTCCTCCAGCCCCGCGCCAAGTGCGTTTAAACGCTGGTCTATCAGATCCTGCAAAGCTTGATCGCTGACCTCCTGCTCCGCCTCATTGCCGGCTTGGTCCAGCATCGCTTGGTAGTCCGGGCCTGTAAGTTTTCCCATCCTGTGGTTCCTTCCATACTGTATGAATCAACAGACTGTATGCCTTCGCAGTGCTGTTCTTATTTACAGGCTGAGATTATGTCCATGCCGGCCAGATCAGTCAATTAGATTTGCCTGCTTTTTAAGCACTCACCAATGAAAACAGGCAGACCTCAGTGGATAACCTGTGGACGGAGCCTGTGGATAACCCTGTGGATAAAACTTGTTATAAAAAAGCGAAAACGGCCGTGGTGCGTTTTTTTCAGGGTGGTTAAGGGGTAGGTAGCATGACCCCAAAAAAATGGCTCAAACCTGTCCTAAATTACCACACAGTCTATTTACACAATCCATCACGGTCTGATGCCAACAGGCCACCCCATCTAAACGTATTGGCCCCACAGTTTGATCGGGTATTGCGTTTACAGGTTATCTGGCAATAGAATCCAGCCCAGCACTAGCGATAGTGCAACAAGCACACAGTGCTTAGCGGGATCGATCCGCGACAGTCGCCCCGGC